CATTTAATTACTGAAAATCCTGTTACTAACATCCAAGCAGATTTTACTGGCGGTAATGAAAATGATCAAGGACAAAATAGTGGCGGATTTGGTTCTGGATTGGGTGGTGGAGTCGCTGGATCTGTATTAACATTCAAGATGAGGTGGAGTGGAACATATGTAGACAGCAATGGTGATAAAGATACAGATGGATCTGATGGTGGTGGTGGAAATGGTAAGTATTTTCCTGCAACTGCAGGTGATTGGGGATATAGAAATGGTGGTGCTGGATATTGGACATCACCAACAGATGAAGTGACTCGTGAAGAAGATATGATTACTACTGGTCCTAGTAGTGGATCTGGATTAAGAATGGAAATTACGTATCAAGCATGGCCAACGGGTGGAGGTGGTTCTTCAAATAATGACAGTAGAATACGTGTTAATAGAATTATAAGTGCAGGATCTGGTTATGCAGTTGGTGATTTAGTTACTACTGCATTTTGGAATGATACTATTCCTGGCACTGCAGCGAGAATGCTTGAAATTGCTGCAGTTGGTGATGCCGGAACTGGTGGTGCTGCTGCTGTGATCAATGTAAACTTTACTCAAAGTGATATTTTTATGGATCTTAGTGAAGGTCTATTTAAATATTCCAGTGCTTTTAAAAGACCATTCCCTGATGTTATAATGAGACCACAAAGACAAGTTCCAATTCTGACCCCATTCCACAAATCTAAATACATTATCAAGGCATACTAATTATTATAATATAACATGATTGAAGATTATAGACCACTTGAATTGATGTTAAACCCAAAATTAACAAAATCAGAATTTACTGATTTTATTGGTATTTGGCCTAACTTTCTTCCAAAACCATTATGCAATCAATTGATTGAACATGCAGATCATGTAATTGATAGTGCATGTACTTACTCTCCTGATGCTGAGTTAACTCAGGGAGGAGAAAGTGTCATAAATTCATCACAATTTTATGGTGGTGATTTAAAAAGAAAAGATTTTGCTTTTATGTTAGATTATTCTAGTAGATTGCGTACAGAACAAGTTAACAGTGTTCTTCAATCATGTTTAAAACATTATATGTTTGAATATCAATCATTGAAGCAGGTTGGTTTAATTTCGACTGACATTAAGATGCAGAAAACTCCCCCTGGTGGTGGTTATCATGTTTGGCATCATGAAAATACTGATATACCACATCAATACAGAGAACTCGTTTGGATGATATATCTAAATGATATGCCAGATGGCGAGGGTGAAACAGAATTTATGTATCAAAAGCGTAGAATCAAACCCACTGCTGGTACTGTTGTTGTATGGCCTGGTGGATTTACACATGCACATAAAGGCAATACAGTTCTTACTACGGATAAATACATTATAACAGGATGGTATATCAAACTTCGCTAAACTCCCATGGAATCTAGAAAACTGCTCATCGAAATTGATTTCATCAATAAGATGATATTACCACAATCTGAAATTGCTCGTATAGAAGGTATTAACACTACCAAATTTGAGGTACTTTTAGGTCAAAAACAAGAAATTGATGAAGATCTTATGGAGAAATTTTTATCTAATGTTGTCGATGAATTTTGGCATACTGACAAAGATAAAATAGATTTTTTCCAATTATACAGTGATGGAACATATTTTTGTCAAAGACAAAAAATGAAGTATGACTTCAAAACTGAGTCAACTTATTACAACACTTATAAATTTACTGGTGCAACTGTTGAGCAAGCAGAAGAATTTTGCAAACAATGCCACAATTTTCTCTATGTTGTTAATGAAGTAAAGAATATAAAGATCGAGAAGATCGTCGATGAGGTTGACAAAGAAGTTCTTCTTTATGAGAAAAGATTTTGGAAAATTAGAAGACAAAAAACAGAAATGCTCATCAATTCTGATTGGAGAGTATTGCCCGACATTGAAGAAGAATATGATGGTGAGAGAGCAAGATGGATTGCTTGGAGAAAGTGGATTCGTACACAATCCCTAGTCAAACCAGAAGATGAAAGGTTTGGTGGATCTGGTTTAGCATTCTTCAAATATACTTATGAGTTAAGGTGGCCAATCGATCCAAACAACTATCTTAAAAAATATCCAAATGGTAAGTTAGAAGATGGTGTAACTGATGCACCCGAATATTTGGATGTTAATGATCCAAATCAGTGGACTAAGCATGATTCTGAAGCATCTACAGATTTCTTTCATCAAAGAGAAGAAAACATGTATATGCTTTCTAGCAGACATAAAATTGTTAACAGGAAAGTTAGTGCTGATATAAAAAATATGATGAAACTTATGGGTCTTAATAATACACATATCCTCCCTGAAGATTGGGAGAAATTCTATGTTTACGATTCGGAACTTGATGAATGATATATGAAATTGATCTTTTAGATGATGAACAACTTGAATATATTAACACTTACTTTAATCATCTACAATTTGAAGACGGCAGGTCTAGTAATCTAGGCAAAACTATTAATAAAGTATGTAATAGTGCATACAATGGTCCTGGATATAAAGAATTAAATTATTATTGCTTACAACTCATTTGTGCAAAAATGAGTACATATTATATTAAACATCCATCACAAATATACTTCTCTGAGTATCCTACTGGAGGAGTGTATTCAAATCATGTAGATAACAATCCTATTGGTGGTGTCAATGCTCATTATAGTATGACATGTTTTCTCAATGATGATTATGAAGGTGGTGAATTAGTTATACAGATAGGAGACACTGAAGTACCTATAAAATATAAAGCAGGTAAGGCAGTATTATATCCACCAAATCTTGTTCATAGAGTAAATGAAATTACATCCGGATCAAGAAAAGTATTCTGTTGCTGGATGCAGTCTATCATAGAAGACTCTTTTACACGAGATTGGATTGTTGATTATGGTAGATACTTAGATTCTCTTCATGATAGAGTACCTGTAGATGTGCTTGGTAGACTTGATAGATTTAGAATGAATATGGTGAGGGAACATGGAAACTTTTTCTAAAAATGATATTATACGATATGATAATTTCTTTTCACATAAAGATTTTGAGCATATATTAGTTAAATTAGAGAAACCAGAGTGGGAGTATGGTCATGGATCATATCCACCAGGACATCCAGAGAGAAAGATACCATTTTGGATGATGCATTTAGGTGATGACTTTTTCTTCACTGATTATCTTCTAAATATCATTGAGGAAAAGACTAATCAAAAATATGAACTAACTGCTCTTTATTGCAATGGTCATACATTTGGCACTTCTGGTAATTTTCATCAGGATTGGCATGATGATCGAGGCAGAACATTTCTTCTCTATGCTAACGATAGTTGGGATCAAGAGTGGGATGGTAAGACAGTATTTAAGATAGGTGATACATATCATTACTCTGAGTTTGTTCCTAACTCAGCAATCCTGTTCCCAGGAAACATTCCTCATAGAGCAGAAGGAACATCTAGATCATTTCTAGGTCTGCGTAAAACAATTGCTTGGAAACTCGTACTAAAATGAACACACCTTACGACGTATATTATTTTGATAACTTTTTAGAAAAGTATGCACTTGCTAAGGGTACGGCAATTGTGCTGTTGAGATCTTATGGGTGGAATAATAGTAGTAATGTTGATGCTATCAATGCCTCATATGAACTTTATAAAGACATTCTACCTAATGATATGTGGACTGCATTGAAGAATTCTGAATATGTTTTCATGGAAGTCAATGACATAGATGATACTTTGCTTTTCTTGGAGAGTAATTTGCCTGACAGTCAAGAGACAACAACTACACCAGAGAATTATATCTTTTATTCATTGTGTACTGCCCAAGGACAAATAATTGCGAATAACGAATAATGTTTTCCGATAGATATAAAGTCATTGACAAATATAGTCTGACTACACTAGAGAAAGTATCTACTATTGAGATCATGCCAAGGAGATATACATCTCTGGTAGATTCGGCATATCTTCCTGTGCTTGACGGTGAAGTTAAATTAAAGATGAACAAGTTTTTTGATTTTCATCAAGAATATACTCACGAATTTGCTCTTGAAACTGATAAAAATGTTCATATCGAACATAAAGATGGTGATATTATACAATTTTTTCTAAGATATCCCATTCAATGGGACACATTAAAACCAATTTGGAATAAGTTTGTTAGAACTACTGGTCTTGAACAAATTAATGGAATCAGATCTAAGATTGATTTGATGACTAGTGTTACTGATTCAGCATATACTAGATTATGTGGTGCATCCTACGATACAAATGGAGACTTTAATGGTGTTGTAATGTTTGACAATACATATGATTTGCATGAATATGAAAACGATTTTCTGGCAAAAGTAAATGAACTGCCTGCAAAACAAGGTCATTTTTGTAAAGGATTTGTGATTTTAAGACCAGGCATTACAGATATATCATATAGAATTGAATATAATATTTTTAATACTGTCGATAAAGAAAAAAGAGAAATTGTTAATGATACTAATGATATTGCACACAGTTTCTTAGAACTGTTTTATAGAACTGAAGGATTAAATCTATTAACTGATGAACAAAGAGACTTTGCTGCATCATTATTAACAGGTGATTCTTGGTTTGATATTGAGTTTTTGATCGGACAAGATGGGGAGTGTAAGGACATTTTCTTCCTTCTTCATGTAGTAAATGCGTTTGATGACTTGACAGGAGGTTGACACCTGTGCTATGGTAGCAAAGCGTCCGTCGAACCCCATGGATTGGAATAGTACCACAAAACACGAGAAACGTAAAGATGCGTTCTATATCTTCTATGAGAGCGTTCTTAAACCAGACTATCAGCTACGTCAGGACGCACATGATCAGCAATGCTATCATGAGTTGTTAGAATGGCGTAATGAGATCATCGAATACCTTGACAAACGTCGCAATGAAGACTTTAATGACAACTGAAATCAACTGGAAAAATGAGTATTCAAAACAGCGTAAAGATCGTATGCAAGATGCGATCGATGATTACCTCAACGATGATAAAGTATCAGCACGACAAACGTA